AGCTAGGAGCATCCAAGCCTTGATTGCGGCTGGCACCGCATCTGCATTGCCATAGCCGCACACATAGCGCACCCGCACAGCATTGGGTACGCCATAGGTTTCAGGCCAGCCCATGCCGTAATTGAGCGACAAGTAACCCGGCTCTGAATCCTTGTCGAGGATCACGTCCTGCGGGTCTAGCGTCTGCTCAATGCCTGCGGAATCCAAATACTTGACGGACACCAGCGATTGAATCGGGGCCCCTTCGAGTACGAAGTCATCTGGGAAAGCATCAAGCACCAATTCCCGCGTTTGCGTGCAGAGCGCCCGCCCCATTTCATGCTCTGCCGACTGCCGAGCGGCGGGAATGATGACGTTAGTAAATAGTGCATCAAGCTCAGTACCATCAACGCGGCAATGGTCTTTTGCTTCGGCAAGCGTCACCGGCTCAACGCTCGGCTGAGTGATTATTTTGTAGGCCATTGTTTCCCGTTCGATGGGCATAAAAAAACCGCCCGGAGGCGGCTTGTTGAATCATTGTGCAGAGGGGAGCGGGTTATGGTTCGCGGGGATTAGATTTACGCCAGCGTAAGCACCGTTGAGCGCACAGTCCCATCGCTACCCTTGTACTTGACCGTCAGCGATGTATTGCTAGTCGCCTCAAATGTCAAATCGCCATTGCTTGCTGGCGTCTGCGAAGCGGCTGGCTTCCATGTCATTGGCCTTGCGATTACCCACCCACTCGCCGCGCTGGTCAGCGTTGCACACAGCGCGCCTGTGTGATCGTAATGACGGATTGCAAAGCCTTTGATGTCGTTATAGCTACCGCCAGACCCGGAATCCCAAGTCATGTTTTGACCTGTTCCAGATGCTGCGATGGATTTCCAGATATTCCCGCCAGTTTGAAATGACGCGAGATACATCTTGATGTCGCCGCCATTTGTGACTTCAAGCAACTGCTTTCCGGGGTCTGTCCCCTCCGCCGCGCTGCGGTAAAACCCGCCGAGTGAAACGCCTCCGGCTAGCGTCTGATCGGGCTGTATTTTGAATCCAGCCGAAACTCCACCGTAGACTTTAAATGTCGCGGCTTTTAGTGGGTATTGAATATCTGGATAGTCTGTCGGCTTTAATTTGCTGTATTCAGATGACTGCAGCCGATAAATAGCATTGTCTTTGTATTGCGAATTGTCAGAAACAATCGGCATACCCGTTGACGTGTAAGTCTCATCAATGCGGTTAGAACCTGCTGCATATCCTAAATAGTAAGCGGCAAGGCTCTTTGCTGATTTATCGAAAAATGTATTCCTGTAATACCCTCGCTCGGAGTTTTCGATCTTCACTCCGTAAGCGTAATTAACCATTTCGATCAGGTTGCCCGTAACCGTATTGCCAATAGCTTTTGTGAGGTTGTTTGTAGGATCGCCATCAATTTCAAAGCATGGCGTGTTATCAGACGCGCCGCACGTTGTCCAGACTGTATTGTCTTTTACAATCGCCCCGTTAAAAAACTTTCGCCCATAAAATGCGCGACGGATGTTGTGGAAGAAATTCCGCTGGATCACAGTTCCGTAGCCCTGGAATCCATCGTTAACGCCATCATCGCCCTCGACGTTTAGCGTTCCACCACAAATAATTGCATCTTGGGTCGCGTTGATCCCTGACGTGATGCCAGCAAAAGCGCACCCCTGAATATCAAGAGTGGCATTAGTCGTATAAACAAGGGCGCCACCCGACGCGGTAGTGTCAGTCAGCGTCAAGTCGCGCAAGCCGAAAAGACCAAGACTTGTGAGCGTGATTTTCCCGTAAGACGATGCGCCGCGAATGTCCAGCACCGTTGAACCAAGCACTGATTTTCCACGACCAGACCAGTGACACCCGGCACCTTGAAGGATCACCGGGACGGTTTGCGGGGCGGTTTCGCCATTATTTGGAATCGTCGGAAATGTTCCCGAAAGTGCATATACCTGCTCGTTGAGCAGCATCAATTTAATGCCGCCGCACAAGTAAGCGGCGGTCATTGCAGCAGCAAAGGCTGCATCCCAAAAGCCGCCTACAGCCGCGCCGAAATCTTCAATATGTCGCGCCTTGAGGTTATACGATGCTCCGCCTCCACCGCCAAAACCAGCAGTAAGATCAGTAACGCCAGCCGGGAGTTTCAGCGTCGAAACTTCGCTTAAAAAATCACTCCCCCCGGTGAGATTAGCAGTTGCGGTAACTGGCTTGCTTGGCGTTGAAAACATGCCCGTAGACAACAACAATGCAGCCTCAGCGGCTGTGCGCTCTTCTTGTTGCCCGACTTGCCAAACAGATTGTTTACCGGTAATTGCAAGCTCTGCGTAGTTGTCAGCAGTACCGATATATTTAATTGTAGTTGGCATAATCTTCCATTAAGTGAGTTGCTCTGAGATACGCCCGAAAAATCAGGCGTATGACGCAGCATTTACAGTGCGTTAAATGACTTTATGAAGCCGCCACCTTCAACAGCTTAATTGCCTGCGTATTGCGCAACTTCCCACCGACACGCTTGCGCACGTAGAACTTCACAAAACCCGGCGTGGTAATTTCGTCGCGAGTAATGCGGGTACCAACGCGATCACAAATCAGGTAACCCTCACGGAAATCGCCGAACGCAAGCGGGAATGCGCCAGCGCCAACCACCGGCATATCTTCAGCTTCGGTAATGCCGTAGCCGAGGAAGGTAGAAGGCTGGCCGGCAGTCAAGGCGGGTTGCCACAGATAAGCACCAGTCGTGTCTTTGTACTTGCGCAGCGAGGCAATAACCAGCTTATTGGTCAGCCATTGAGCATTTGCACGATAGCGAGCGCGCAGGGCATAAACCATATCCAGATATACGTCAGCACTGGTTGGCAAAGCAGCAGCGCCACCCGAGGCAATGTATTGCAGCGTACCGAAAGCGCGGGATGCGTCATTGGTCGTTACCGGAGTTGGGCCAGCGAGGATGCCGGTAGGCTTTTTGGTACCGTTGCCAGATACGAAAGCCGCACCCTCACCGGCATACATCGCTTCAGAAGCGGAAGAGACCAGCCAATCTTCGACATTGAAGAACAGATCATCGAGGGATTCTTCAGATGCTTGCGGCTTTGCAGATGCCATGCCGAAAGTCGGAGCGACTTCAGCCAGATCAGGCGTATTGGTCTGTGATCGGGTGTCGGTTTCGCCAACCCATTCAAACGCAGCGCCATTAACGTCGAATAGCTCTTTGTAGTCAGGGCTGCCAACAGTACGGACGGTTGCAATGCCGCGAATCGGCGACATATCAACACCGAGCCGAGCAATGGCACGTTCAATGACTTCCGGTAGCGCAAAGCCACCAGCGGAGCCGGTAGAAGTGACCGCCTGTGTTGCACGGGTTTCCATAGTCTTCTGCTTGGCTTCAAGCTGCTTCTGAGCATTTGCGGCTTTTTGCTGGCGCTCATGATCAGACGGATTACGCATCCACTCGGTAAAGGCATGGCGGTATTCTGCGGCCTCTTTGATTTCGCCGTCTTGGCGATCGCCAGACAGGACGCCAGGACGATTCAGCTTGGCTTCAAGCGCGTCTTGCTTGGCCTTTGCCTCGTCCATTAAGGCATCCATGCGGGCTAGCTTGGCTTCAAAATCAGCGGTGCTTTGGCCGGCTTTTACAGCCTCGATACGGGCGTCGTTAGTTTTCTTGTATTCGTCAAAAGCGGTTGCAATGCCTTCGACTAGCGATTTGATTTCAGTAGTCATATTTTTTCCAGTCGTAAAAAAACCGGCGCTAGGCCGGCTTGTTGGGGTGATTCGTAGATCAGGAGAGTTTTGATTTCAGCTTTTCAAGGGCTGATTTCAGTTCGCCCATGTCGCCGGAATCACTCCGACTCGATAGGGTTTTGACGCGACTTACAAAAGCAAGCGCGTCTTGCTTGCTGAATCCTGAATCTCTCAGGACTCGTTCGGCATCTTTTAGGGTGGCAATCTCTTCGGTAGATTTCACGCCAGTGATTCGGGCTTTGGAATTCGCAGGGAAAGTGACGACACTACACTCCCAGATTTCAATCTCTGTCAGGGTGCGGATTTCAGTTTCGCGGTCGTAAGCCCATTGCTTGCTCACGAACCCTATAGATAGGCCATTCAGTGCGCCCATCTTGAGCAATGCGTGAGCCTCCTTGCCCTTCTCTGTGTCAAGCGCAAGCCGGCCTTTAAGCGTCAGACCTTTTTCGTCTTCAGACATTTCAGTCCAGATACCAATCGGCTGATCACTCCGATGTTGCCAAAGCATAGCTGGCATAGTCCCGGCAGACTTATGTTCTGCAATTGATTTCTCAAATGCGCCTTTGGCAATGCTGTCTTCGTATGAATCAACAACATCAAATACAGAGCCATAGCCCTCAATTGATCCATCATCACCAGCGGCTTTGATTTGCAGCGCGTATGAGCGGATTTCCCGCCCATCATGACTTTTGCGCTCAAAGCGCATCTTGTTTAGTGTCATCTTCGACTCCTTGATCTGCTGTGCCTTGCGTCATGTTCAGCGGCGTTAGTGGGGTATCCAATCCATCGAGCGGGTCAAGCCCTTCAAAATCGCGGATTTCGTTGCGGGTGTAAATTCCCATTTCCACCATAGTCCGCGACCACTGAGCGCGATCAACCATGCTTCCTTGCGTCAGGTAACGGGTATCAAACTCGGCAAACAATGGCCCCGCACCGTCTAGCAGCATTTCGTCAATGCGCTGCGACCATGCGCGATGCCAAGGGGCTAGCGTGTGTTTTACGTGCGCCGAAAAGAAGGCTTCAGAGCTTGCGAACGTGCTGGCCTTGTCTGAATGCCCAACCATGATAGGGAACACGCCATAAGCCCGGCAAACTTCCTCAATCTGTAGCCGTCTGGTTTCAACATGCTGCGCATCGACGCCAGTAATTGCCGTTGATTGCCATTTGGCGCTGCGGTCTAGCACTAGCGGGATGCCGGCGTTTTCCGGGCCGGTTTTGCGTTTCAGGAATCCAGCCAAGCGTTCATGCTGCTCTGCGCTCAATGCGCCCTCAACCGAGTACGTCCCGCTCGTTTTAAGCCCATTGGCGTGCATCGCGGCTTGACTGCGCTCAGTGGCGATTGATAGTCCGATAGCGGATTTGGCTAGCGTGATAGCGTTCAGCGAATCGTGCCAATCCCATTGAAGGCCATGCAATACAAAAACATCATCTGGAGAGAATTCACCAATCAGACCAAACTCGTCATAGCAGTGATAACGCACTTCATAGCGGCTGACCTTGCGAACATCCCACCGGCCCGGCTCAACTGGCAGCAATTCAGATACCCGGCCATTCCCGCCGCGCACCTTAATTGACAAGCCCGTGCCGGTAAGTGCCGCGTGTAGCGTCATTTGACGACGCCATTCAAACGAGGTCTGCCATGCGTTTGGACGACGTGACAACAGACGATATTCTGGAATGTTCGTTGCCTTCTGGCGCGTTCCATCCGGCAGCTCACGATAAACGTGCATCGGAGGCGTAGCGCATCCGTCTGCAATGGCTTTGACGCAGGCAAGCACGGTCGATACTTGCAGCGCAGTCTTTTCATTGACAGCAACGCCAGCGACAATGCCGCCGCTAACGCCATCAATCAGGTTAGCTACCTGATCATAGGTGAGCTGTGCGGCTTTGCGGCCTAGCAGTCGGTCAATGAATTTCAAAGTGTTATTCCCAGAATGATTTTTCGGTTGTTAATTCGTTTGGCATCGCGCCGATTGCCATCGCCAGCGCAACCATGCCGTCAATGCGGCCAGTTGCCCGAGTCTTTACGAACTTTCGATTTTCAGCAGGGTCTTGAACCACGGTTGCATTCGAGGCACACATGGCAAGCACCGGATGATTTCCATGCTTGAGTTGCCCATTCAGCAGCCGTGACTCAAGTTCGCGTAAGGCGGGACTCATCGAAACAAAGCCCTGTCCGAATTCAATAAACCGCTCTAACTCTTCCGGCGTGAATCCTACTTTTTCAAGCCACGGTTTCAGAAACCGCATGTTGTATCGGTCGAAAGCCACGCACTCAACTGAGCAGGTATCGAATAACTCTCGCAGGTGATGCGCTATAAACTCGTATTCAATCGACTTGCCGGGGCAAACGTCGAGAAACCCTTGCTCGGCCCACATGTCGTAAGGCACGCGATCCGCGCGGCTCTTTTCAACCAGCCCTTCAGCCGGTAGCCAGAAGGTGGAATACACATCGCCGTCATCGGACACTGCGACAAGGGCTGTTAAGTCGCTTACAGACGATAGGTCAAGGCCGATAAACAGCCTCTTGTCTCGCATGTCGCCATCGGTGGCATCGCCGCATCCTTGCCATACCGACTGAGTAACGAACGGATTACGCGCCTCGACTCGCTGATTCAGAATCAAATTTCTGTAGCTAGCCTCACGGCTTGGCATCCGGCGTGCTTCTTCTGCTTGCCGACGCACCTCATCAACATTCATAAAAATGTCAAAGTGCGGATTGGCTAGCCTGATTGCCTCGTCGCTAAACGGGTCTAAATCTTTCGGCGCAGTGTGCAACGCCACCTTGACGCGAGGATCAGCCCCGCCGATTGCGTCATCAATCAGGATTGAGAGCAGATCGTTATCGGTTGGCGCTTGTGTGCTAATGATGATACTTAGCGGGTC